ATTAGCCATTATCGCTTTATCAGGGGGAGCAGGGTACGTAATTTGGATTAACCGTTGCGTTGACGGAGCTTGTTAGATGTTTTTTACGGTGGGCGTCTATAATAAATTTGTAAGAAATGCCCTTCGATCTGGTGAAGATTTTACTGGCCCTATAGATTTAGCATTTGAAGAAGTTCAATATTTTGAAATGGAAGCTGGCTCTCTGTTAGATGTAGAAAAAGCAGTAGAACGAAACTATCCATCTAGAGCAGGGTACGTGCTTGATTTTATAAAAACAATTAAAACGGAATAAATTATGGACGGATCAATTGATATTAAGTTGTTGTTATCGTTAGGGGCCGTTTTAGTTTCTATTGTTTCTGCGTCAGTAATTGTAAAACAGAAGTTAGCTAATGTCATTGAGCAGCTTAATGGCTTACAAAAAGACTATGAGAACAGACTAAGGTCTCTCGATCAGAGAAGCGACAAACACGAAAATATGATTGATCTTAATAGCCAGAAGACGGATGTGTTGTCCGGTATTTTAAGTCCCGTCAAATTAGAGAAACAACACCGAGAAATGGAACGTATTCTACTGACAAGTGAAGTCAATTCAGAACGTATTAAAAAATTAGAATCTCTTCACAATGGAAAACATCCCGCAAACTAACGACGTTTACCGTGCAGCTTGCTCCACATGTAACTGTCAAACTTAGCCGCGTAGTGGCTAATTTGTAGAAGTATATTTCTTATCATAACGCTGCCCTTTTAAATTTCTGAACTTGGTTCCATTGGATAACTTTGTTTAGAGGCTGTTTGAAACGAACTTCATTAGCACCATCGTACCGTAGGCCGTTCATGGATTTACTAATGTAAGCCTCCCGTTCGTCCTTGTTCTTTATCCACGTAGGCCAACCCTGTAAATTTTCTTTTCTTACCCTTGGCATTTAATCCCACCTGTAAAATATGTGGTTCTCTATCCTTACCACTCTTGTCTTTGACTTAGCCCATCTTGGATGCACATCAATTGAATGATAGTGGGTTGCTCCTTCCGTTGGGTCTATCCAGACGCCTCCCAGTATATTACTTGCAACATCAATTGAGTGTCTAAATGCAGACTCGTCAGTGGGAACGTCGGACTTTCCATCACAATAGAAAGAAAACTGGCACTTGTCCCTGCGAACTATGCTGCTCGTCTTACTGCCGAGTTTCCCTTGTGTTACGACCTCGCACACATTGTCAGGATACCTGTCGTCCATCACTCTATTTATGACCACGTTAGCAACGGCAAGCTGACCAGCTAAGGGCTCGGCTCTTGCCTCGAAGTAAATAGCGACTGCCATACAGGCTAATGCAGAAAACATGTGGTTTGTCCTTATTCAATCCTCCGCACCGGAACCCTCTGGGCTACAGGGGCGACAGTGCGGAGGTAGGCTGGGGTATCAGCCTAATCCAGTAGAGAATATACAGGATGAACTAAATCTCTCCTTCGTATCTTGACCAAGCGGCACCCTCAAGTTCCTCAAGTGCCTCTTCGAATTTTTTAACTTCAACCTTAACAATATTAATTGTAGATTCTTCGTCTTGTTCACCTGGGCCGTTCCTGTCGGCGGAGTAGCCTCTACGACCTATTCTAATGTCAGCGGTCACCCGCAGGATAAGACCGTCTGTTGTTTCATGCTCAAACTCTATCTGTGGCATCTTAGATCTCCCAATCTCTGGTTTCAACCTTCACGAATCTTTATATGGGTACTTGCGGGGTAACACAAGAGAAATCTTATAGAAGCGATAAAACGGTTTATTGAAAAGCATAAACAAGGTATAATTTTTTTCGTGGAACAACCCAACAAAGGCTGTCAAACAGTGGCTACTAGAAAAGATAAAGCTATTAGCCGGACCACAAGCGGTAAAGGTGCTAATTATCGAAAGACCAGCAAAGGTGCTGGAATGACGAAAAAAGGTGTCAAAGCTTACCGCAAGGCTAACCCTGGTTCTAAACTCAAGACAGCGGTGACCGGAAAGGTTAAGAAGGGTAGCGCAGCGGCAAAACGTCGTAAGAGTTATTGCGCGAGGTCGCTAGGGCAGTTAAAGAAGAGTTCTGCTAAAACTAGAAACGATCCGAACTCCCGTATTCGTCAGGCTCGTAAACGTTGGAAATGTTAGAGGGAACATCTAGAAATGCCTAAAATAGGTAAGCTTTCTTATTATAGAAAAGGCGGAGAAGCCAGTTCCAAAAGTAAGGGCAGTAAAATCTGTCCTAAAGGAAAAGCTTGGGCAAAAAGAACCTTTGATACATATCCGTCGGCGTATGCCAACATGGCGGCTTCAAAGTACTGTAAAGATCCAAACTATGCTAAGAAATCTAAAGGCCGTTAAATGGGTGCTTTAAAAGATTGGGTAAAGCAAGATTGGGTGAGAATTGGGTCCGACGGTTCAATTAAGGGCAAGTGTGGCACGTCTAAAGACAAAAAAAACCCTGACCGTTGTTTACCAAGGTCTAAGGCCAATAGTTTATCTAAGAAAGAACGTGCAGCTACTGCACGAAAGAAAAAACAAAGCAAAAAAACCGTTGTAAAAAACACGAAAGCTGCGGTTGTCCGCGCTTCTACAGGAGGCTTTGCTGTTCGAGGACGCGGTGCCATGAGTCCTTCTAAAAAAGCAAGGTGTAAGGTAGCATAGTTGGCATTAAGGTTACTTTTTTAAAACTATTAGAGTAAAGGCAACTCATGGACGGAATATACTTAGCGGAACACCTTTTAAAGTCTATTGAAGAGAGACGTTCTCGCATAGCAGAATCTCTTTCGGGCGGAACTGCAAAAAACTTTGAGGAATACAAACAACTTGTTGGCAATATCGAATCTTTAGATTATATAGGACAGGAGTTAAGAGAAATCTTAGAAAAGGCGGATTAATGTCAGAAAAATCTGAAGTTGATAATATAGTTTCTATAGAGAAAGCATATGTCAAACCCGAAGAGAGGGTACTTGACCCTACTAAAATTCCCGAAGAAACATTTGGCCGTCTTCCAAACCCAACTGGTTGGCGTCTTTTAATACTTCCCTACGCCGGAAAAGGGCGTACAGAAGGGGGAGTGATCTTGCCGGATTCTGTTGTTGATAGAGAATCTGTAGCCACTGTCTGCGGTTACGTTTTAAAAACAGGTCCGCTGGCTTATGACGACAAGACAAAATTTCCTAGCGGTGCGTGGTGCCAACAGGGAGATTGGATCATTTTTGGTCGATATGCCGGTGCTCGTTTTAAAATTGACGGGGGCGAAGTTCGTGTTTTAAATGACGATGAGGTCATAGCCGTTATACAGGATCCGGATGATATCCTGCATTATTAACATGGAGACTAACCATGCCAGAAACTAACGAAGAAGACTTAACCGTAGATATTCCAAACTCCGGAAAAGAAATAGATGTAGAGATAATTGATGATGTTGAAGAGGATCCCTCTGAAGACGGTGTTGTAGAGGTAGAATCCTCTGGAGAAGAACACGAAAATTACAGCAAAAACGTCAAAAAGAGAATAGACAAGCTGACTAAGAAAGCTCGCGAAGCGGAAAGGCAACAACAAGCGGCCCTACATTTTGCTCAAAGTGTCCAAGCTGAAAATTCTTCTTTAAAGAACCGGGTTCAAAGTTTGGATCAGGGGTATGTTGAAGAATACGGCGACAGGGTAGCTAGTCAAACCGACTCCTTGTCTCGTGATTTAGAGACGGCTATTGCGACTAACGACACAGCGGCCCAAGTAGACCTTAATAAAAAACTAGCTCAAATGGCTATTGAAGAAGAACGGGTCAGGACTGCTAAACAACAGCAAGCACAGCAAGCACAGCAAGCACAGCAAGCTCAACAAATGCAGCAAGCACCACAGGCTCCGGCGGCTCCAGCTAGAGCGGATCCAAAAGCGGAAGCGTGGGCTACTCGTAACGATTGGTTTGGCGAAGACGAGGCAATGACTTTTGCTGCGTTTGGGATTCACAAAAAACTTGTAGAGGAAGAAGGTTTTGACACAGAGTCTCCTTCGTACTACGATGAAGTAGACGTAAGAATTCGCGAAGCGTTCCCGCATAAGTTTGACGGGAATACTTTGCATACAGAAAGCCGAAGACCTCAACAGTCTGTAGCTTCTGCCACTCGCTCCGGTTCTACCGGGCGCAAAACAGTACGGTTATCCCCAAGTGAAGTTGCAATAGCAAAAAAACTAGGGGTTCCTCTGGATCAGTACGCGAAACACAAACGTTAGGAGAATGTGATGTCTGAAGAAAAACTTGATAGAGCTCCTCGCGCTTCTAAGACCCGCACGGCAAAACCCCGTAGGCAACCTTGGAAACCCCCATCCTTATTGGATGCCCCCGACCCGCCAGAAGGTTACGCTCACCGGTGGATTCGCTCCGAAGTTCGAGGCTTTGACGACCGTAAAAACATTTCCGCTCGTATGAGAGAAGGGTGGGAGTTGGTACGGAAGGAAGAGTACCCTGACTTTGAGGCACCTACCTTGGACAGTGGCCGATACGAAGGAGTATTTGGTGTGGGAGGCTTGTTGCTGGCTCGTATTCCGTTGGAAATTGTTGCCGAGCGTAAGTCGTACTTTGATAAGATGAGCGAAGATGCGATGCAGGCTGTTGACAATGATCTTTTGAAAGAGACCCAGCATCATTCGATGGCAATTCAGAAACCTGAACGCCAATCGCGTGTTACATTTGGAGGTCCCAAGGTCGAATGATCTAAGGGACTACTGTTTTAACCCCTTTGCTTTAAGGAGCAAAAGAAATGGCTAATACTAACGGAAGCTTTGGCCTCCGTCCGCTCAATAAGTTGGGTGGAGGAGCCAATTCCACTGGTCTATCGGGCTACTCTCTCTATGAAATTGCAAACGGTAACACTGACAGTATCTACCACGGTCAACTTGTCATCCCACTAGCTTCGGGATTTATTGACCACACCGCAAACGCAGCGGGTGGAACTGTCAGTCATCTGGGCGTATTTCAAGGATGTGAGTTTGTCTCTAGTGTCACTGGAAAACCAACATTTAGCAATCACTGGCCGGGATCGGGTGCGGATAGCAACCATCCAGTAAAGGCTTTTATTGTAGATGACCCTAATCAGTTGTTTGTTATTGCAACCGATGCATCTTTGACTAGCAAGGCAAACGCCCGCGCACAGGTGTTTTTGAACGCTAGTCTGTCTACTGGTATCACAGGTACTGACTCGTCCGGACTTTCTTTAGGTCGTCTGGCTGTTAGTACTCTTGCCACAACCGACACCCTATCACTACGCTTAATGGGTTGGCTGGAAGATCCTCTTAACGAGGACTTTGCTGCTGCTGGTATTGGCGCAATTGTCAGGTTGAACAACCCGTTCAATGCACCCGTCGGGTCCATTGCTACGGGTACACCTTCAACCACTGGCGTATAGGAGGGTTTAGAAAATGGCTATTAGTAGAGCACAACTCGTTAAGGAGTTGGAACCCGGCCTGAACGCATTGTTCGGAATGGAATACGATCAATATGATCGTGAGCATGAAGAGATCTTTTCTATGGAAAGTTCTGATCGTGCTTTTGAAGAAGAAGTGATGCTCAGTGGTTTTGGGGCAGCACCGACAAAAGGCGAAGGTAGTGCTGTATCTTTTGATGACGCTCAGGAAGCTTATACTGCTCGTTACACAATGGAGACAATTGCACTTGCCTTTTCGATCACGGAAGAAGCTGTTGAGGACAACCTTTATGACCGACTTGCTAGTCGGTACACAAGGGCTCTTGCTCGCAGCATGAGCCAAACAAAGCAAGTTAAGGCCGCTTCGGTTCTTAACAACGCTTTTGACAACACCTTTACAGGTGGTGATGGCGTAGAGCTATGTTCTGCGGTACATCCTCTTGTCACCGGCAATACTTTCCGTAATGAACTTGCAACAGCGGCTGATCTTAATGAGACCAGCCTTGAGCAAGCTTTGATTGATATTGCAAGCTTTGTCGATGAGCGCGGTCTTAAAGTCGCGGTTCGTGGTATGAAAATGATTGTTCCAAAAGAACTTCAATTCACAGCGGATCGTCTTCTTGAGTCTACTCTTCGTGTAGGAACAGCGGATAACGACATAAATGCCGTTCGGAACATGGGAATGCTTCCGGAAGGTTACGCCGTTAACCACTTCTTAAACGACACAGATGCGTTTTTCATTATGACAGATGCTCCAAACGGCTTGAAAGGTTTTAACCGCACAGCCGTAAGGACTTCTATGGAAGGCGACTTCGACACAGGTAATGTGAGATACAAGGCTCGCGAACGTTATGCGTTCGGGTGGTCTGACCCTCGCGGCATCTTCGGCTCTCCAGGAGCCTAATGACACGGGGGGGAGGAAACTCTCCCCCAAGTTATTTCTGGGAATCATAGCCCTAGCGACTGTCCCAGCAGACGCTTACGAAGACTCTAGGGCAACTCTTTCGTAAGGAGAAAGTAAAATGGCTAATACAACCTTTAGCGGTCCCGTCCGTTCACAAAACGGTTTTCAACAAATTACAACAAGTATCACTACCGGAACTGTAACTCAGAAGCAGTTTGAACTTCAAACGGTTGCAACTTCTGGCATCAACAATGTTGTTGATACAAACGGTTTTTCAGGAACAGCCACTGCTGTAGGAGTTAATAACGCTAGTTTGGGTACTGGTGCTACCATTTTCGGCATTACTCCTAATGCTCATGGCTCTGGAATCCCAGATGCTGCCATTAACACTTTTGTAAATAAGGTTGGCGGCACTATTGTAACCTCCATTCTTATTGACCTTCATGGTGGCTTTGATGGTTCTGCAACGCAAGACAGAATTATTGGTAATGCAACGGATGCAAACGCTTACATTGCAGAGTTGACTAAAGAAGTTAACGGCATCCCTATCCTTCTTGAGTTTGGTTGCGTAGAAGTACCGGCTGGTGGTGATCCAGACATTAACGTAGATATTTCTGCTACAGGAACTACGGCTTCTGGCGCGGCAGTTGCAACTGGTACTCAGATGATGAACAACGGCGACCTTACTTTAGGTTATTATAACTCTGTTGATTCGGCGGCTACTATGGCTGCTCTTAGTAAGAAGTTTGTGTATCTTGTTCAAGGTGCTGCAACAAACGCCGCTTATACAGCAGGTAAAATTTGGATCCGCATTACTGGCATGAACGTCGATTT